GTTGCTAAGAAAGTTAAGCCTTTGACACAGTTATATGCATTCATGGATGGTCAGAATGTTACTAAGTATTGTGTTCCTAAGTTACTTGATGTAACTATGACTTCTGGAACATTCCAAGTTGGTGAAACTATAAGAGGTAGAGTTAATAATACTGGATTGAGTCAAATAACTAATGATAGTATACCTGAAATTCAATTTAGGGCTGCTCAATCAAATCATAGGGAAGGACCATATAATGTTCCTACTAAAACATTTAGAGATAATCCTTATACCAATTCAGCATTACCATCTTCTTATTCATCAACTTCTGACATAGTTAATGTAGATACATTCTCACTATCTACTGAAGCACAAGGAGATTATTATGGATGGGTAGAAAGTGGAATGGTACTTGAAGGTCAAAGTAGTGGAGCACTTGCAACTATTAATGATGTAAAACTTCTTTCAGATGTTTCAGCATTCTGTGGTGGTTCATTCTTTATTCCTAACCCAAATAATATCAATTTCCCAAGATTTGAAACAGGAACTAAGACATTTACTTTAATTGATGATGCAGATAATAATCAGGATAAGTGTAATACACTAACTGATGAAACATATACTGCTGCTGGAACATTAGAAACTGTTCAGGAAAATATTCTTTCTATTAGAAATGCAAGAATTGAACAAAGACATGAATTCCAAGAGCAGATAGTTCATACTGATCTTGGAACAGAAGTTGTAGGTGCTAATGTTATTGGACAAGAATCAGATACATCACGTAATGGATATTATGACCCTCTTGCACAATCATTCTTAGTTGAAGATCCTGGTGGTATTTTTGTAACCAAGTGTGATATATTCTTTAGATCAAAAGATGATATGGATATACCTTGTGTATTCCAGTTAAGGTCTATGAAGAATGGATTCCCAACACAACATATTCTTCCATTCTCTGAAATTGTATTAGATCCAGCAGACGTTACAGTTTCTGCAGATGGTTCTGTAGCAACTACTGTGGAATTTAAAGCACCTGTTTATCTTGAAGGTGGAAACACTGAATATGCTATAGCACTTGCATCCAACTCCACCAAATATAGTGTTTATATTTCTAGAATTGGTGAAACCGATTTACTTACAGATACCTTTATTTCTAACCAACCTTACTTGGGATCTCTCTTTAAGTCGCAGAATGCTTCTACATGGGAACCAAGTCAGTGGGAAGATCTTAAGTTTACAATGTATAGGGCAGACTTTGAACCTAATGGAACTGTTGAATTTTATAGTCCTGAGTTATCAAGAGGAAATAATCAAATTCCAACACTTAAACCTGATTCATTACTTATCAGTTCTAGAAAGGTAAGAGTAGGTCTTGCAACTACTGTTGCTGATAGTTATGAATTAGGTAATACATTCACACAAGATGGAACAAATGCTACAGGTAATCTTGTAGGTGCTGGTGGTTCTGCTACAGGAACACTTACGATTGCTAATGTAGGTATTGGATATACTCCTCTTGATGGAAATCTTACATTTACGGGTGTTAACTTAGAAACTGTTACAGGTCAAGGAAAAGGTGCTGTTGGTAATGTATTCATTTCAAATGGTCAAGTTGGTGCTTGTACTGTTACTTCAGGAGGAAGTGGATATGAAGTAGGTGATGTTGTTGGAATTACAACTATTGGTCTTTCTACTGGTTCTAGTGGAACTGTTGGTAGAGATGGTCAATTTACCATTGCTGGTATTGGAATGACTAATGAAATTACATTGGACAATGTTCAAGGTACTTTTGTTACTGGTGCTGGTAAGACTATGAGATATACAAATAGTGCTGGTGTTACCACTGAATTGAACTTCAGTCATGGTGGTAATGTTACTATAAGTTCACTCGATAATGAATCTGATGGATTACATATTAAAGTTAATCATCAGAATCATGGAATGTATGATACTGAAAATATAGTCAAAATATCTGGCGTTGTTGGAAATGTTAAACCATCAAAACTAAGTCTTGCTTTAGATGTTGGTAATTCAAGTTCCTTTACTGTGGATGATGGAAGTGTTTATGGGAATTTTGAAAATGTTGGAGTTGGAACAACTAACATAGGATTAGTTAAAATTGGAGATGAAGTTATTCAGTATAACAACGTTTCTGGTAATGTTCTTACTATTGCCAATAGAGGAAATAATAAGATCAATTATGCAGTTGGTACTCCTGTTAATAAGTATGAACTTAGTGGAGTTTCATTATCAAGGATAAATCGAACTCATGGTTTATCTACTTCAACTGCTACAGCAACTTCTGGATCCATTGGATTTGATTCTTATAACATCAAACTTGATATGTCAGGTGAAGATAATATTGATGGTATAGCACATAATGATACTACGAATAGAAGCACTGATGTTGGATTCCCTAAATTATACTTAGGTCAAACTCAAACTTCTGGTGGATATCAAATTAGGGCAACTCAAAATATGCCTTTCCAAATCATTACTCCTATTTGTCATAATATGACAGTTACAGGAACTACAATTGGTGCTGAAATTAGAACTACTTCTGCTACTAGTTTAAGTGGAGATGAAATTCCTTATATTGATCAAGGATTTGAATCTATCACTATTGGTGAGAGTAACTATCTAACAAGTCCTAGAGCAATTTACTCAAAGGTAAATGAAGATGATAGGTTAGATAATTTTGAAGGAAATAAATCTATGCAGATGAGATTAACTCTGGGAACAACTGACTCTAGATTATCTCCTGTTATTGATGCTCAAAGAGTAAGTACTATATTAACTTCTAACAGAGTTAATGATGTTATTGGTAATTATGCTACTGATAGTAGAGTGAAAACAATTAATGATGATCCTACTGGATGTCAGTATATTACTAAAGAAATATCTTTAGAAAATGCTGCTACTTCTATTAAGATATTATTAGCTGGTCATGTACATGCTGATGCTGATATCAGATGTTTCTATTCTATTGGAGATAGAACTGGTTTCCAACCAATCTTTACACCTTTCCCTGGATTTGATAATATCAATAATAGAGGTCAAGTAATCAATTCTGCCAATAATAATGGTCAGTCTGATTCCTTTGTTCCTAAAACCAATCAATATGGTTTTGGTGATGCAGTACAATTTAGTGATTATACATGGACTGCTGATGATCTGCCAGCATTTAGGTATTATAGAATTAAAATTCTATTAATAGCCTCTGATCAGTGTTATGTTCCTAGAGTGAAAGATCTAAGAGTTATGGCATTAGCTTAATATGGAACATTACAACATTGAAGGGCATCAGGATCTTGCAAGAGATCCTAAAACAAATGCCATAGTGAATGTTAATTCTTTAGATTATACTCATTATACTGTTGGACGTAAGGCAAAAAGATCAAGAAATGATAGAGTGGAATCTATGGAACATGATCTTGCTAGTTTAAAAGGTGAAATTGGTGAAATTAAATCTCTACTAAAGGAATTAGTCAATGGCAAGTAAAAATCTGACATTTGATCCAAATGCAGGAGTTCCATATGCTGCTAATTTAGCACTTTATACTGGTGCAGATTTTAAGACTACTTTTAATGTAGTTGATACTTCTGATGTTGCTTATGATTTCCAAGGATTGACAACTACTTCAGTTTGGACTGGATCATCACAAATGCAAAAAAGTGCAGGTATTGGTGCTACTACTACACCTTCAGGAACCTTTAATGTGGGGTTTACAAGTGCTGGTGGTGGTATATTTGAAATATCAATGGGATCTACTGCTACAAGAGATTTGTCAGAAGGTAGATATGAGTATAATGTTCTAGTAAGTTCTGGGGCAACAATTTATAATATAGTAAACGGAAATATCTTAGTATATACTGGAATTGCTTCCGCACCCTAAATATTAAAGAGGTAGAGTATAAATGGCACAACCAGGAAGTAGATCCGAATTTAAACAGTATTGCTTAAGGCAATTGGGAGCTCCCGTGCTGGAGATTAATGTCGCTGATGAACAATGTGAAGATAGAATTGATGATGCTATTCAGTATTTTCAAGAAAGGCATTTTGATGGAGTGGTTAGGACTTATTTAAAATATAAAATAACTCAGGCTGATATTGATCGAGGAAGAGCCTCGATGGCAACTGGTAAACAAAGTGCTGGAATAACATCAGAAACTGCATCAGCAGATATTGCAGGAACAGATACAGATTTTACTTGGTATGAGAATAGTAATTATATACAAGTTCCACCATCAGTAATTGGAGTAGAAAAAATCTTCCGTTTTGGTGGAAGTAATTCTATATCCAATAATATGTTTAGTATTAAATATCAGTTATTCTTAAATGATATTGCTTTTAACCTTGGATATAATGGACTTTTAAGTTATGCAATGACACAGACATATTTGTCTGATATTGATTTCTTATTAACTACTGAAAAACAAATTAGATTTAATCAAAGACAAGATAGATTATATTTGGATATTGATTGGTCAGCATGTGTAGAAAATGAGTGGATAGTTCTTGAGTGCTTTAGACTCCTTAATCCTAATGATTATACTAGGGTATGGAATGATTCATTCTTGAAAAAATATACTACTGCTCTTATTAAGAAACAATGGGGTCAAAATTTACTTAAGTTCCAGGGTGTTAAGTTACCTGGTGGAATTGAAATGAATGGAAGACAGATCTATGATGATGCAGAAAAAGAGTTAGAAATTATCCGAGAGCAAATGTCCAACACTTATGAACTTCCACCTTTGGATATGATAGGATAGATTATGCTCAATCCATTTTTCCAACAAGGGTCTACCTCAGAACAGAATCTAGTACAAGATTTAATCAACGAACAGTTGAGAATGTATGGTGTTGAGATACATTATCTTCCTCGCAAATATATGAATGAGAAGACTATATTAAGGGAAGTGGTTCAATCAGTATTTGATGATTCATATCCACTAGAAGCATATGTAGATAATTTTGATGGATATGCAGATAATCCTACTTTATTATCTAAGTTTGGTATTGAGCAAACTAATGAAGTAACTCTTGTTATTTCTAGAGAAAGATGGGAAACATATATTCAACCATTACTTAAAAACGAATCTAATGTAAAGTTAACTACCCGACCTAAAGAGGGTGATTTAGTTTATTTTCCACTAGGTGATCGTTTATTTGAAATCAAATATGTTGAGCACGAAAAACCATTCTATCAGTTAAAAAAGAATTACGTTTATACTCTTAAGTGTGAACTCTTCCGTTACGAGGATGAGGTTATTGATACTGGAGTTTCTGAGATTGATGATACTCTAATTGGTGATAATGCAGATGGAACTTCTGAAGATGGTCTATCAACATTACTAGGATCTTCTCAAACTCTTACACTTGTAGGTACTGGAGTAACTGCTAGTGCTGTACTTGGATTTAATACTGAAGGATCTATTAGATTAATTACATTAAGTAATAGAGGTGGTGGATATACTTCTATTCCTACTATTGGAGTTAGTTCTGCCCCTACTGGTGGTGTTACGGGTATTCTTACTGCTACAATGATTAGTGGTATTAATGTATGTAATTTAAATATTAGTGATAATCAAAAATCTGTTCAACAGGTTGTTATTACAAATCCAGGTGCTGGATACACTCTTGCACCAACCTTACAAGTCACTGGTGGAGGGGGTTCAGGTGCTGCTGGAACCGTTTTTATTGGTGATGGGACTGTTGGTATCGTTACACTCTCTGATGCTGGTTCTGGGTACACTACAGCACCTACAGTAACTATTACTGCACCTGTTGGTGTTGGTACACAAGCAACTGCTGAAGCCGTTGTCAGTTCTGCTGGAACGATTACTTCTATCAATATTGTTAATGCTGGTGCTGGATATACTTCTAGTCCTACAATTACAATTGGTAATCCTGCACTTAATAATAGTGGCAACTTTAAGTTTAATGAAATTGTCACAGGATCTATTACTAATGTGAAGGGTAGAGTAAGAACATGGAGTGCAACAACGAATGTTCTAGAAGTAGCAAATGTATCTGGAATGTTTAGTATTGGAGAAAATATAACTGGTAATAGTTCTGGTGCAGTTCATGCATTACGTGTCGTGAGTGAAGATCCACCAGAGGATGGATTTGCTGATAATGTTAATATAGAATCTGCTGCAGATGATATTTTAGACTTTAGTGAACAGAACCCATTCGGTATTCCCTAAATATAAGATACTAGGACTATAACAATGTTTGAATATTTTTATAACGAAATTTTGAGGAGGACCATTATTGGTTTTGGTACTCTTTTCAATAGTATTTCCATTAAGCAAAGTGGAGGGGATACTGACGCTAGTATTATTCGTGTTCCTCTTGCATATGGACCTACTCAAAAATTCTTAGCAAGATTAACTCAATCACCAGATTTGAGTAAAGCAACATCTTTGTCTTTACCAAGGATGTCTTTTGAGTTTACTGGTTTGACATATGATCCAAGTAGAAAAGTTACTACTACTCAAAAGATAGTAGTTCAAAATCCAGATTCTACTTCTCCTGATGAAAAGAAAGTTTATATGCCAGTTCCATATAACATGCAATTTGAACTTGCTATTATGTGTAAATTAAATGATGATGCATTACAGATTGTAGAACAAATATTACCATATTTCCAACCTTCTTATAATTTAACAGTTAATTTGGTAGGATCTATTAGTGAGAAAAGAGATATTCCAGTAATACTTGAAAACATTACTATGCAGGATGATTATGAGGGAGATTTTGAATCAAGAAGAGTTCTCCTTTATACTCTAAGATTTACTGCTAAGACATACCTATTCGGTCCTGTCACAGATGCTTCCAAGGATATTATTACCAAGTCTACAGTCAATTATCTTACTGGTACAGACACTTCCAACTCAACACGCAATCTTACATACTCTGTTGTTCCACGAGCAATTCAGAACTATGATGGAACTGTCCTTACTAACTTGGCATCAGATATTACTAAGACTCAAACAACATTTGAGGTTGAAGATGGTAGTAGTATAACAGCATCCTCTGGTTCCACAAGTGTCTATATTGACCTTGGTGGAGAGGAACTTTATGTTAAAGCAGTTGATGGTAATAAGTTGACTGTTAAGAGAGGTCAGGATGGAACTACAAAACTTGCTCATATTAGAGGAACATCAGTTAAGTCAATTACATCAGCTGATAATGCATTAGTAGAGGAAGGGGACGACTTTGGATTTAGTGGAACTTTAGTGGGAGATTAACGTGAAAAACCATTTAGATGATGCTTTCAATATAACCCCTACTGAAGTGGAAGTAGATGAAAGTGATGTTGTAGTTGGAGTTGATAGAGAGAAACCAGATAGACTAACTAAAGATGATATAACTAAAGACTATGAGTATACTCGTGGCAATCTTTATAGCATCATAGAGAAGGGTCAGGAAGCAATTAATGGTATTCTTGAACTTGCACAGGAAAGTGAGATGCCAAGGGCATATGAGGTCGCAGGGCAGTTGATTAAGAGTGTATCTGATGCTACTGATAAATTAATGGATCTTCAGAAAAAGCTTAAAGACGTAGAGGAAGAGACGCAACAAAAAGGTCCATCTACTGTCAATAATGCACTATTTGTTGGTTCAACAGCAGAACTTGCTAAGCTTTTAAAAAACGGAACAAAAGAACAGAATAAATAAAACAGGGAGAAAAATCCCGAAGTATTCATCATACTCATAAAATGCCAGATGACAAGTTACCGTCTATGGGCGATTTCACTGAAGATCCCAGTGAATTACCATCAGTCGAAGATTTTATAAAAGAAGAGAAAATTGAAGAGGACTTACCATCTGTAGAGGATTTTGTAGAGAATCCTGATGAGAGTGATGAAATAGAATCGGAAAAATTAAATCTTCCATCAATAGAAGAAAAAATAGTTGATGAGTCTTTACCAACTATTGAGGATTATATTGAGGAAGAAGAAGTAGTAGAAGAGGATATTGAAACCACTGGTGGTATTTCTGTTCAGGAATATAATCCTGACATGCAATTTAGAGATTATGAATTTATTGATATTATAAAGAGACCTGAGTGGAAAGAATTAGTTGGTCTTGTTAATGAAGTAAGAGATAATATTCCAGATATTCCAGAAATAAAATATTATGATGATGATCTAGAAAAGATATCACAAACTATTGAAGAACTACGCTCTGAAATACCTGTAGTTCCTGAAGTAAAATATTATGATGAAGATATAGATCAGGTTAAACAAACCATCTCTGATCTACCAGAAGTAAAATATTACGACCAAGAAGTAAGTAATTTAGAAGAAAGTTTTTCTGAGTTAAAGGAATTTGTATCTAATATTCCAAATTATGATGATGAATTAAATTCTCTTAGAGATAAATTTAATTATGAAATTCAACAATTCTCAGAAAATGTTGAAGTAAAAGATTTTGATAAAAAAGTTGAAATTGATAATTTAAAGACAGATTTAAAAGAAACTAGTAAAAAGATATATGAAGAGTTAAAGAAATCTTCCAACCAGATACATGAATATAGACTTCATTTAAAGGATGATGATAGGAAGCTAAAAAAACAGATATTAGGTCAATATAACCTTTTAAAGGAAAATATTGAGAAACAAGTAAAAGAATTTAATACTAAAAATACTGAATCTCAAAATGTCATAACTGGTTCTCTTAAAGATTATTTTGATGAACTCCAAGAGAAAATTTCTGCTATACCAGAAGTCAAATACTATGATGAACAACTTGAAGAATTAAATGATAAATTTGATAATGGTATTAAAGAAATACGTGAAATAGTAGATCAAATAAAGGAAACTCAAAAGCAAGATCTACAAGAGAATCTTTTAACTGAACCACCTGAGACTGATAATGAAGATCCATTAACTCCATTGGATCAGAAGTTTGTAACCTATGAAAAGTTACAAGAGAACTATCAATTATTTGTTAATAGAGTTCAACAACAATTAGCATCATTTGGTGGTGGTGGAGAAACTAAACTTCAATACCTTGATGATATTGTAGGTATTGCCACTAATTTAAGTGCTTATGATGGACTATATCTTCAAGTAGATACATCTCAACCTAAAGGTAAGAATTTTAAATTTACTAGTGCAGGTGCTGGTGGAACTTGGGCATCTAGTGCTGTTGGAGTTTGGACTGGTAGAAATGTAGGTATTGCAACAACTGCTAGATCTAGTGTTGCATTATATGTTGATGGTGATACGACTATTACTGGTGACCTTAATGTTACTGGTGATATGTCTTATGATGAGGTAACGGGTAGAAACCTTAATATTACTGGTGTTGCAACTGCTACAACATTTAATGGAAATATAACAGGAACTGCTGCTACATTTACTTCAGGAACTTTTAGTGGAAATGTATCTGTTGCTGGAACATTAACCTATGAAGATGTAACTAATATAGACTCTGTAGGAGTAGTAACAGCAAGAAAGGGAGTAAGAATAACTGAAGGTGGACTTGTAGTTACTGCTGGTGTAGCAACTGTTGGAACAGCAATCACAATGGGTGGTGGTACAGTAACTGCTACTAATTTTGTAGGTTCTGGTTCTGGGTTAACTGGAGTAGCATCTACCGATTATATCATTACAGGAACTGCTGCTACATTTAATAGTCAAGTTAAAATCGTCAATCTTAATGTTACTGGAGTTACTACTGCAACAACATTCTATGGTGATGGTTCAGGTTTAACAGGTGTTGCATCTACTGACAATATTATAACTGGTACTGCTGCTACATTTAATAATCAAGTCAATATATTAAATGTTAGTGTTAGTGGTGCTTCTACAGTTACTGGTGATTTAACTGTCGGTGGAGATTTGAATGTTACTGGTGATATTGAATATGATGAAGTAACAGGTAGAAATTGGAATATAACTGGTGTTGGTACAATTACTAGATTAAATTCTACTAATATTGTAGGAACTATATCTACTATTACTAGACTAGATGCTACCAATTTAAATGTTAGTGGAGTATCAACCTTTAGTAATACTGGAGTAGGAACTGTACATATTGGGGTCGGTACTACTGCACTATTAGTTGATGGTGATGCAAGAGTTACGGGTATCCTCACCGTAGGTAGATCATCCATTACTATAGATGGTGAAAATAATCAAATTAATGTTGGTCTTGTTACTGTTACTAATTCCACTATTGTAATTGGTGAAAATGTAACAATCGACTCTAGTGCGTCTGGTATTAACTCTGCACCAAATGTTTTATATGTTGCTAAAGATGGATTAGATACAAATAATGGAACATCTATTGATAATGCGTTTTTAACAATTTCTGCTGCTGTTGGAGCTGCTTCTTCAGGTACTACAGTTAAAGTTCTTTCAGGTAAATATACAGAATCTAATCCCATCTCAATCCCTGCTTTTGTTTCTGTTGTAGGAGATGATCAAAGGGCAGTTGAAGTTAAACCAAGCACAACAAACCAAGATATTTTCCATGTGAGGAAGGGTGTTAAATTAGCAAATATGACCTTTAAGGATCATGTAGCACCTGCTGCTGCGGTTGCTTTCCCAACTGATGAGATAGCAGAAAACGTAGGTGGTGGGAAGTGGAAAGGTCCATATGTTCAGAATTGTACAAGTGATACAACTACAGGAACTGGAATTTATATTGATGGTGATCAAGCAAGATTACTAAAAGCAATGAATGTTGACTCCTTTACCCAATACAATCAAGGGGGTATTGGAGTTGCTGTTACTAATGGTGGATTTGCCCAATTAGTCTCATTGTTTACAATTTGTTGTAATGAAGCAGTTAAAGTAGATAAAGGTGGACAGGCAGATATAGCAAATAGTAATTGTAGTTTTGGAACTTATGGATTAGTTTCAAGAGGAGTAAGTGATCTTCAATATACGGGGGTTGTTACATCTACTGCAGCAATATCACAAGCAGAAGCAATAGTTAATGTTGATACTACTGAGTATACATTGAATAATTTTGTTTATGATAATCAAGTTGGTATTGCTACAATCACAACTACTGCTGCTCACAATTTTCAAGTTGGAATGGGTGTTACACTTGCTGGTATTGGATTAACATGTGAATTTGGATCTAAAGTATATCCACATAAGAAACCTTATATTTTTACCGTTGATTCAATTCCATCTACTACATCCTTTGTAGTTAATGTTGGTATTTCAACTGTAGAACATTATTATGCTGGTGCTGGTTCTACTGCGGGAACTGCTAAGATTGATGTTGACAGACCTTATGATGGACAGTTAGTTTACTTTGATAAATTATACAAACAAGTTAGTAAGATTACTGTCACTAATGGAGGAAGTGGGTATACATCCACTCCTACTGTAACTATTGAGGATCCTAATGGACCTAGTGGAGAAACTGCTTCTGCATATGCTACTTTAGAAGATGAAGCAATTAAATCTATTACTATTATTAGTAGTGGAAGTCAGTATGATGAAACTCCAGATGTTACTATTAGTGGAGGTGGTGGAAGTAATGGAGCTGCAACTGCTAGTATGGATCCACTATACTATACAATAAATAGTTCGACATCCGTATCTTCGGGAATTTCTACGTTAACACTTGCTACCAATTTACTCAATGCAGTTGGGGTTGGTTCGACAGCATACTTCTCTCAAGGAAGTAGGATAGTTGCTAGTTCACATACATTTGAATATGTTGGTTCTGGTAATGATATTGTTAGTGCTACTCCAAAACGAGGAGGAGTTACTGACCAAGAGAATGAAGTTCTAACAGAAGATGGTGGTAAAGTTCTTTATACAAGTACAGACCAAGCAGGTAATTTTAGAATAGGTGATGATTTGAAAATTAACCAAGAAACTGGTACAATTAGTGGAAGAGCCTTTAGTAAGAGTTTGTTCTCAGAAATGACCCCATTTATCCTAGCATTAAGTTAATATGGCACTCGCACTCAATAGATTTAAAACATATACTGCTACACTTACCACAAGTAGTGCAACAGTATATACTGCACCAACAGGATATACTGGGATTATTTTGTATGCACATATAACAAATTATGCTGCAACTGCAACTACTCTTACTATGTCTCA